TAATTGTTTTGCTTATTCTTAAATTAATTCCTGTCAAACTTGTAGTACCTATGCCTAATGAGCCTCCTAAATGGTTATTAGCAGTACCATCCATATATAGATTCCAACGATTTGTACCACTTGCTATCCTGCCTCTAAATCCATAATTTGTTGTTGCTCCTATTAAAGTACTATTAACCTCAAAACCTGTTTGTAAAGTAACTGTTGAACCTGCACCAAAAGTACCTTGATATGCTCTATAATATACTAAATTGCCTAATGTAAAAGATGCAGCAGCAGTTTGAGCAAAAGTATCATAATAAAAGCCATTTACTGTTGCATCACTTTGGATTATACCTGCATTCATTTGTCCATATACAGATGTTGAACCTGTCATATTTACATAATTGGCAAGTCCCATATTGGTTTGAGTAGTATTTAACCATAGACTTCCATTAAGTCTTGTATTAGAACCTAAAGTAATCAAAGAACCACTATCTGTAATATTACTATTACCTATTGTAGAAGCACCTGTAAACTTAGGTAAAGTGTTTGTTGTACCTGTACCTGTTACAGGGTTAGTTAAAACCCCTTGATATTGTGGTATGTTTAAAGTAGCACCAACTAATGTAGCTGCTCCGCTTGTACCTGTTGTAGTTAAAGTAATAGCGTTTTGCTTATTATTAAATGTTGTCCAATCAGTATTGTCTAAATAACCATCTACTAAATTTGTAGCGACAGGTATTGAAATTGTATTGCTTGTGTTAACTAAAGGAGCAGTAAATGATAATGCAGCTTGTTTAGCATTAAAAGTACTCCAATCTGTTGAACTCAACTTACCTGTATTTGTAGCCGAAGCAATAGGTAGGTTAAAAGTATGAGTATCACCAGTTGAAGCGATAGTAAAGTCAGTACCGCTTGTTCCTGTGGTTAAGAACTGTGATTGGTCTGTTAAGTTATTTAAAGAAACCATCCCCTTAGATAGGGTAGTTACTACTTGACACAAATGTCCATTCTCGGTATGTAAAGTAACTGTTCTACCATCTACGTTTACATAGATTCTAATTGCCAATCTATCCGTTAAAGCTAAAGCAGCAGTAGCGACAGGAATAGCAAAATAGTAAGGTGCTATTATAGTTCCTTGATTAATATACTCAGGAACTCCAACGCTACTACCTAATAAGGTAAAAGTTGTGCCATCGTACTTATAAAGTTCTGCATAGAAAAAAGGATTACCTGTATCGTTACTAACACTAAAATAGAACTCACAATTAAAGTTACCGCCAGGAATTGATAATACATCAGGGTCGTTAGCATCAGTTAAATAACTCGCTACATATCCTGTTGTTGAAATAGCAATATCAGTTCCAGCACCTATGATTGGTTCTTTATTTAACTCTCTATATGCAACACCTCCTATTGTACCTTGTGAAACACTTGAGTTAAGATAATAAGAAACCGAACTTCCTCCACCTGATGATGTTGGAAAGTCAGCTAACGTACCATCCCCTCGTACATATTGAGAAGCAGCACCATCCAAAGCAGTTATTACACCACTATTAGCCACTACTGGACCTTGTATGTCCCTTATCTTTGCTTCCCCTGTTACCTGTAACTGTGCACTCATTTATATATAAATTTTAACTATTATTTAGCAATTATTCTAACAAACTCATCAGCCTCTAAAGCTCTAGCAAAGGTAACAACTCCTGTCGAAGCATTAAATAATACATTATCACCTGTAGCAGTACCTGTTGTTAATATTGTTCTAACTTCCATACCACCTCTTGTAACTGACAAGCAAACTCCACCTATTGCACCTGCAAAGGTTACTGTTGTCTCACCGCCAATAGCAGTATATTGATACATTATCACATTTGAAGTTTCTATTACTACTGCACCACCAGGAGTAACTTGTGTACCTGTTATATTATACGCACCAGAGCCTTGTAGTGACACGCTATATGTTGAGGCTGCCTCTACCCCTGCACTTAAACTAAGTGAGCTTAAATTGGCTGATCCTGTAAATACTGAGTATCCTAGAGTACCACTACCATCCCCATTGTCATTATCCACTTGGAACTTAATTAAGATAGGTTGTCTTGTCAACTGAAGATTAGCTAAGAATAAATAAGAATAGTCGCTTAAAGCAACAAAGCCATCAGCATTGATAGACCATGAAGCTACGTCATTCTTAAACTCTTTAAACCAAGCAGAACTTTGAGATGTTACTTCCTTCTGATCTACTGAAACCTCAAAAGAGCAGTTTGTAGCTGCCCCAAATGGGATTGTTGTAGGTATAGTTGTAATAGCCGAAGCATCATTTGAACCTTGTGTATAGAAAGTCATTGTTTTTGTAGTAATCTGACTTGCTACCACTTGTATAACTATTCTTTCATTTGACAATAATGTTGCACCTGGAAACGCAAATGTTTGTGTGTATTGTTTAACAGCTAGTTGTGTAAAAAATATAGAGTTTGTAGTTCCTATAGATGTCAATGTTGTACCATTGTATTTGTATATATGGTAGTAGAATCTAGGTGCTGATACCAAATCATCACTTATTGAAGCAAAAGCATTAAAAGTCCAAGTACCAGCAGGTATTGATAATGTTGGTACATCTGTAATAAATCCTGCAACTATACCATCTGAGGTTTTAGTAAAGTTTGTAGCTACTCCGTTACTATCAAGTAAACCAAATTGCTTATAGCTTAAACCACTAATGGTGGTTACCGAAGTAGAACCATTAAAATAAAAGGTTGGGTTTGGGTTTGTATAGTATAGTACTATGTTTGTTCCGTTTATTACTGATGCCATTATTATAAATTTATTCTTTTATTTTACTGTATGTTATATTTTATGGTTTCTACAGAATCATTATCCTGGTTTGTTATTTCTATTAGCTGAAAAGAGGTTACCTCGTCAACTTGTGGGAGTATGCTACCTCTATTTAACAAAAACGTTTTATCATTATAAGAAAGTGGATTATTCGGTGAGTCTTGTATAGTATAAACTTTATCTAAATAGTTTAACCCTTTAGCAGTTTTAAACGATCCTAAATCCGCCTCTAGTGTACCAAAGTTTTTACTTAATAAGTTAGAATATTGTCTAGCTATAAGCATAGGCAATAACTCAAAAACATTAGTAGTATCAGGATAACGATACCAATTTTCATAAGAAATACCAGCAGAATTTACTAGATTTCCTACGTTATTATTAACTGCAAAACTATTTAAAAAGCTTCCGTAAGGTTGCTCTATCTCTCTTATTGTGGTATTTTCTGTTCCTACTTGTCTAGTTACATCTACTGACCTTATTGTTGTATAGTTTTGTGTTATAGAAACACTTCTTAAACTTATTTCTTCATATTGAGGAAACGGAGTACCACCATCTACTAAAAACCTTAATTTAACATATCCTTTAACTGATGCTCCACTTGGACTGTTTTGAGTATTTATTAAAACATTTAAGGAATAATCAGAATAATTTTCTTCATCTACTTTATTAATATCAATAAAAGTATAAGCAGTTTGCCATGCATTTGAACTATTATAATAATAAGTAATAGATGTAGCAGGATTAGTAATCATTACAATCATTTTAGCTTTTCTGCCACCAATACCAATTCTATATGAAAAATTTATATTAAAACCTGGACCATTCATATAAGGCAAATATGAATATAGTGGGAAAGAAGGAGAAACAGGTACTCCCATTTCTACTTGAGAATATGTACCTGTTCCAATAGGTTTCCGAATACTTAATGTATTAGATGATAGATCATCTTCTATTGTTAAATTTACATAAATCTGATTTGGAGTACTACTTGTAAAATAATCCCAACCATAAGGAAAAGGATAAACTGATGGTGGAGTAGTTACTATATTATAATAACCTTTAAAATTACCATTATGAACATAGTTATTTGCATAGTTAAAGTTACCTTTTACAATTACTTTAGGATAGCCTTTTCTAACTATTTTATTTTGAGAATTATTAACAAAGTGAACGTTACCTTCTTGATATGGTTCAATGCTTATATTTTTATCTATTGTTCCACTACCTGCATTACTTACTGTTGGATAAATAACATAATTAGTAAAATATCTTGTACTTAAAGCCATTTGATTAATAGCTATTATTTGCCATTTACCATCGCTTTGAAATAATCTGCACCCAAAAGATTTAACAATATTATTTAAAACATCATAATAATTTAAGCCTACAAAATCTCTTCTATATTGATATGTTTGTGAAAACGGTTCATCCCCAGAAGCATCCCCTCTATCAAACATACCTTCTGCATAATAAGAACAAGAAGTAAGTAATTCTATAGGGTCTGGGTAATTGATAACGTTTAAAGTTTCAGCGATAACGTCTATAAGTCTATTAGTTGAGTTTATGCTTAAAGATTCTTCATAAATAAAATCAGTATATTCTAAGAATGACAATCCATCTATAGCTAGTATATCAACTTGTAGATTACCAGTTGTAAAAGGGACTGAAACATAATCGTTAAATAAAAACCCACACCATAATAGGTTTTCTCCATTATATAGTTTAACAAAATATTTACGAATATCAAAACTCAATAGACTAGGAAATTCTTCTCCATCTTCCTCTGTTGTTAAAAAAGATATATTTAATTGAGAGGAAATAATACCAGCTAAAGGCTCATCATTACTAGCGTTAGAATCTAAACTAATATTTATAGCTTCATAATTTTTTACTGCAAGAGTATAATCCTTTTCGTAAATTCTAGCTTGTAAAATAGTGTCATCTCTTAGAGCTTGAGTTATTGTATATCTTAGTCCGTATGCCATTATGCTAAACTTATATTTTGACCTTTAAGGAAAGATGATTTTTGAGTTCTATTGATTGATACTAAAAGGTCTTGACCTCTAAGTACAAATGTACCACCTCCTCCACCACCAATCATAGATTTTAATTTATCTAAAGGTGCAATAACCTCAGGGTTATTTTGAGCACCAGGATATTCACCTACAAGACCCATAGTTGGTCCAGAAACTATACCACCATTAGCAAATGCAGTAGCTTTATTTTCATTCATTGAATTTCTTAAAAATGAACCTGCTGCAACTGCCGCAATACCAGCAGCAAGAGCTAAAGGCCAGGTTTTAGGGTCTTTAAACAAATTCATAGCAGCACCATTAGTAATTGCAAAAGCAATAAGGGCTTTACCTATTGAAGATAAGCCATCTGCTAATATATTACCTAATTGTTTAAAATCAAACTTACCTCCAGCAAATATTGCTCCCATCTGATCAGCAAAGTTTGTTAATAAATCAATATTTAATTGATTAAATGTAGTTTGCAATGACTGATTTAAAGTTTCCAAAGGGTCAATTAGACCTTCAATCTTAGCTTTGTTATTACCAATAGCTTCGTCTAATTTTAACATAGCCTCTGCACCACCTATACCTGCCATTCTAAACACACCTAGTTTTACTATAGCCTCTTCTAACGCTTGTTTTTGAGCTTGGTAATTTCCTCTATTAGCTTTTATTGAAGCATCTGCTTCTGTATTTACAGCTTTTATTCTTTGTTCAGTAAAATATACTGATCTATCTAGTAGTTCCTTTTGTATCTTTTCAGCTCTCTCTAATTCATCTTTTTCAAACTTTTCATTTCTTTTTGCATTATCATTTCTTATAGCTTGAATACCATCAAGAGTAGACTTTTCAATAGCAAGTCTTTTAATTTTAAACTGCTCTGCAATATTAGATAATGTATCAATACTTGATTTATTGAAAATAGCTTCCATTAAAGCTAACTTCTCTTCTTCTTTAAGCACCTCTAATGCGTAATATCTACGCATAAATAAATCATCTTTATAATAGTTTTCTTGAGCTTTTAGTAAATCTAAATTAGAAGTATCAGCCTTAAATGATTCCTTAGTTGTATCCCCTCCTTTCTTTTTGCCACCAAAAATAGAAAATATATCAAATTTCTTACTTTCTTTTTCTACTTCTTTAAATGCAAACTTAAAACTATCTGCAAACTTATTAGCAGTATATTCAGTTGATTTGGTTATTGTGTCACCTAAATCTTTATCAAATATTCGAGTAAAAGCACCTATAGTATTTCCTACCATTTTTAAACTGAATGATAAAAATTGAACTATAGCGTTCCATGCATATTTAAAAATATTTAATAAAGATTCTCCAAATTTACTCCAGTCACCCTTTATAACACTTGTAACCAAATTAAATGCTTCCGCTAAAATATTTCCAGCTATTTTAGTAAAAGCTAATAAATTTTCCCATATATATTTAAACTGATTTATAAGATTGTTTCCAAACATATCCCATAAAAACATGATTGATTTTACTATTGAATCAAACGCTGGTTTTAATGTATTATATACCTGATTAACCACACCATTAATAAACTCTTTAAATGTTTCATATATCTTCTTTGTGTCTTTAGACATATTATCACCCTGCATTAAAAAATATGTCATTGCTGCTGTAACAGCAGATACAGCTAAATATAAAACACCAAATCCCTGAGCTAATGCAGGGATGTTATTTTGAATACCTCTAAAACCATAAGGTAAATCTTGTAGTATCAATGAGATACTCATTATACCTTTGTTAAACTTCTTAGATGAGCCATCAAAACCTTTCATGGCATTAGAAGTCTGCTTAATATTACCTTCTAATATTTCAAAATTCTTACCTAGTTTTCCTAGTTCTGTATTAATAATATTAGATACAATCTTGAACTCTTCAGCGTTTGCCTGTATCTTAATTTTAATTGATTCTTCTACTGCCATTATCCTATAGGTTTAACATTATTATATTTCTTTAGTACCTCTTGTAATTCATCATTACTCATTACTCTTTGTTTCACAAAGTTACGATTATCGCAGTCAAGCTTTAAAAGCTCTTCTGGCATAACTTTTTTACCCTTTGGTAGTTGAATATTGATTAAAAGTGTAGTCTGCCATCTTACTCTTAACCATTCTTGTTCTTCTTTATGACGGTAACCATACCAAACAAAATCTAACTCAGCCATCGTCATATCCCAAAACAAATGGGGAAGCACTTGGCACTCCCCCATTGTATATCTTTCAATATCAATCCACTCTAATTTTTTTTTACATCTGAACTCTTGCCTTTCTTAGATGGGGTATTATCTATACCGCTTACCATACTATCAGACAATACTTTGAATATGTCTTGTAGTTTAGCACTTGCAATACCACCAATATCATCAATCCAATCGCAAACCTCTAAGTCAGTAAAGTTAGGAGTAATACCTTCTTTATATAAAGGATACTCTGCTGCTGATCTAAGCAAGTTTACAATAGCGTCAATAGTTGATTCTCCAGATAAAGCATCTCCTATTTCAGCAGGTGATATACCTTGAATTTGACAGAATCTTTTTAAAGACCATGTACAAAACCTCATAGGTATCTTAGTCCCATCGCTTAGGGATAGTTCGTAATGTCCTCTCATATTTTGGTGTTTTTGGTGTTATTATGGGTTAGGAGCTTGAGTCAATGCTCCTGTTCCTGTAAATGAAACTGAATATGTTGCTGGAGATTCCATATCAGCAGTAACATCTAAACTTTCGATAAAAGCAAGACCAGACCAAACTAAGTCACCTGGAACAACAGTACTACCTGTTGAAACAGTTGTAAACTTAACTGTAACTGCTGTTCTACTAGCTAATTGTGTAAAAATATCCCCTACAACAAAGTTAGCTCCAGTTGGCTCAACTGTTGCAAGACCATCTGTAGTCAAAGACCAAGACTTTAAACCACCAATTTGATCAGCCCATCCATTGCTTGATTTAGTTGTTGAATCTGGTAAGTCAACGCTTACTGATAAAGAACATGATGTAGAATGAGCTACTACTTCACTTCCTACTAGAACTACTAGATTTGTACCGTTAAAAATTCCTGTTGTTGGCATTTTATTTTATTTTAATTTTTTATAATATTTGAGTTACAAAATGTTCGAATACAATGACTCTTTTAAACACATAAGCTTCGTCAACATAATCAAAGGTAGCTTCATTAGATGACATCCTACGAGTAACTATTTTAAAGTCAGGAGAAGCACTTGGGTAATCTGGCACATTAACGCCTATGATCACTAATAATTCATTAGCCCACTGGTCTACCGATTTTTGCCCTACTTCACCTGACTTAAATGTTCTATAGACAATATCAAATTGAAGAGTGACATCAAAGTTATAACTCTGCTTATCACTATTTTCAACTGATGTTTGACTACTAATGATTAAAAACGGAGGCTGCACTTCGTCAGGTGCAATAGTATCGTAAACACCCAAAGAAAAACTTTGTGATGCTAACTTATCTACATAAGCCTTTCGTATAGCATATCCGCAATCTTTCATTAAGCTTCTGTTTCCTCTTTTACTTCCTCAGGATTTTGTTCTTGAGCAAGTTTTGATAAGAACTGAGTTAAAGGTAAACCATACTTAGTTGGCAATTCTTGGATGAATGCGTCTAATTGTTTTACCTGCTCTTCGTTTAGTGTAATTGTCATGGTATTGATTTTGTACAAATTTAACGAAATATATTTATATCTTAAATTCTTTAATCTTGAATATAAGTTGACTATACCTCTTATCGAAAGAGGTCATCAAAAATGGTCTAGTTGCCTGATTAGTAAACTTTTTAGGGCTTTGTACTATATATTGTCTTGCAAATTTACTTTGCTCACTAGGAGTTATGTTAATAAGTGAAGGTAAATTTATGTTATGCCTAGTACCAAATTCAACATAAGGAGCATATTTAACAGATTTATTACCAGCACTAACATAAGCTGTGCCTGTTTTATCTGTCTTTCTATGTGTTATACTTCTTTGTAATGCACCTGTTTTTACCTTTACCTCAGCTTTAGCATCTTGTTGTATATTAACAACAGTTTGATTTATAGCCTCTGCAATATGCTTTTCTAGTCTTTCTGAAGCATTAGAAAACTTTGCTCTTAGAGTATCTAAGCCAGTAATACCCATTGAAAATGCAGCCATTATTTCATTGTTGAGCAGCTAATCATAAAATACTTATTACGATCATATTCGTTTATAACTGAATTGATTAAGTATAAGTTATTTTTAAATGATATAACTAATTTATTATCAAATACTTTTGAAGTAGTGTATCTTATTCTAAATGTAATATCATTATTAATAGAATCTTTTTCTACCAAATTAGTCTTGCTTTCGCTATCTCTAGCTATTTCAGCCCAACAAGTATAATAATCTACAAGTGTGTTTACAAAACCACCTGCACTATCTGATACGCTAGTCTTACTTTTAAAAGTAATCCTATTCATTAATCTTCCTATCATTAGATAATAACGTTTATGCGTTTAAATGGCTTCATAAGCTCGTATGCGGTCATCAAATTAGCAGAAGGCTTAGTTGCCTCAACTGAAGACTCTCTGTACTCATATAGGTCTGAAACCATCTTTAAAAGGGCAGTCTTCATTGTCTGAGGAGTTGTAGTATAACCGCAAGTATAAGTGAACCTAAATTCGTTATCGAAAATGCTAGTCATGTAGACCTTTTTGGTGGTTTCACCAAGCACCTGGTAATCACCAACAGACATTGCTACCCAATTTGTGCTATCCCAGTATTCTACTGCTGATATTGTGTTTGTAGGAACATAAGGTAACTCTATAAAGCTATCTACATAAGCTACAACTCTTAATGTTCTAGGAGTCATTGCAACTCCTGCATATTGCTCAAGTCTTGTTTGAGCTGTATTGATTAAAGATGTAATCAAACTATCATCTTCGCTGTAATCTACTCTAAGGTAATTCTTAGCTTCCGCTAAAGTTACGACTGTGGCTGTAGGTGCTACTGTGGTCGTTATATCTCTTACTATTTGCATTATGCCATTGTTTTTACAAAAATAACTAAAATATAGCGGACATAAAAAAGGAGGCAGTTTGCGGCTGCCCCCTTGTATTTTAGTTTAATCTAGGATTAAGCTACGTTACCGAAATCACCATATACAAACGCATTGTTGTAATAGATAGGGAATGCAATACGAGCTTCAACTCTTACAGTAATCAAGTTCTTTTGGAAGTTATCGCTATCCATTTCAGAGAACTGAACAGAAATACCTTGATTTTGCATGATTTGAGCACCCATTGACCAGTCACCTACTAAGAACTTATCAGCAGCGATTGCTGTAGATTGGAATACTGGAATACCAGCGATAGTAACACTACCATCAGTTGTAACAACTGTAGAACCTGGAAGGCTATAAGCAGCGTTAGTATTCTTAGTGTTCATGATATTAGCCCAATCACTTGGGTTAATCAAGATACCATTTGCAGAATAGTTAGTAGCAGAAACTTGTGCAATAGCTTGTACTAATTGCTCAACGTCTACAGTTGCAGCACCAGTTGGAGCAGAAGCATTTACAGTCAAACCAGTCAAGTTAGGAGCTGTACCATTACCATTTAATAACTGAGCATCTTCAGCTAATAAATATTTCTCTAACAAACGAGCTTGTAAGAAAGAAGTCATTGCAGGAACATCATCCAACATTTGACGAGAGATTCTTACGAAACCAGCGATGTACTGAGCAGGAGCATCAGTCATTGTGATATCGAAATCGATTTGAGATTTTGCAGAACCTTGAGTTTGAGGAGCTACATCACCTTCACCACCTGTTTCCTTAGGGAAAGTAAATAAACCTGTAGAGATTGTACCTACTGGTAACAAGCTTCTAACGTGTACTTTACGATTAGGAAGAGCATATACTTGTGGAGCATATTGTCTTGGGATGTCACCAGTTAAGTTAACTGCTTCAGTCATGTTACCTACTGCCTTAGTGTCTAAGATAAAGCCAGAACGCTTCTGCTCACCACGACCTAATTTTGCGATACTGTCAGCATTCTTTTCGATTGCTTCAGCAAGAGTTGCATTGAACCCTTTTACTTGATTTTCACTCATTGTCTTACGATTGTTTTTTGCCTCTAATTTGTCAGCAGCATCTTTTACTACAGCAACTTGAGATTTTAATTCTTCTAATTCTGATTTTAAGCTGTCTACCGCTACTGCGTTATCAGCTTTTAATGTTTCGATAGCACCGTTTACTTCGGTTTTAACGCCTTCGAAAGCACTTTTGATTTCTTCTACCATTAGTTAAAAATTTTAAATGATTGTAAATAATTGTTCATCTCGATTTGCATGGAAATCATCGGGTCTTCCTCTTCTACCAATGCTTCTACTTCAGGAGATACGAAATCTTCATCCATAGGTTTTTGCGGTTGTTCTTCAAGGTCGACTGACTCTTCATCTTCCATCTCAGCAAGATATTGTTGTAATTGTTTAAGTTTAAGTTCCAACAATTCAAATGTTTCATCAGTAAAGTGACCGTTTCTTAAAGACTTGATAGTTTTACCCATCTCATCTACAAGAACAGACTTTATTTGACTCTTCACTCCTACTGTTGGTGTATTTGCGTTTGCACCCCACAATACTGAACTACCCTCAAACAATTTAATTTCATTGATTTCGTTATAGCCTGACTT